CTGCATCATTCACTGGAACTGGAGCATTAGTGATGACTACCAACGCATAAACTAAAAACCAAATATATGAGAGGACAATTTAACCTATCACTTTCTGATGGTAAGGTAATACCGCTACGTTTTTGCACATGGTCTCTAAAGAGATTCTGTCAGTTACAAGGTATAGGCCCTGCAGAAATAGGAACAGCTTTAAGCGGTGAAGCTGCATTAGATGCTATTATTAATTTAGTTAGGTCTGCTGCTGAATATCCTTTTTATAAGGAAGGCAGAAATCCAGATTTCAAAGAGATTGATGTATGCGATTGGATAGATGACATGGGTGGTATCTCTGGAACTCAATTCCAAGGAATCATGACTGCACTATCAGAAAGCATGAATAGCGGCATTGAGCAACCTGGTTCTACGTCAACAGAGGCTGGTGAAGAAAAAAAAAATTAGAATGGCTTGACATAGAAAGATATACAATGGGGGAGTGTCAAATACTTCCCCATTTGTTTTGGGATATGACCATGGCTGAATTAGACTTTGTTTGGTATGGTTATAGGCATAAAGAGGAGCAAGAATGGGTGAGGTCAAGATGGCAAACTACTATGCTTATCAATATTCAACTACCTAAAGGAAAGAAAATTAAACCTACCGAACTTTTAGAGTTAGATTGCGATAAGAGAAATAGAAAGAAAAATGTTAAGATAATGAGTAACGATGAGTTACAAGAGGTACTAAAAAAATACGAAAATATTAAACCAGTATAATAATGGCAAATCAAGAAGGTATTGATATTATAATTAAGGCCACCGACCAGTACACTAAAACCATAAATAATATTACGGCTTCTAATGAGCTAATGGGTAAAAGTGTTAAAAGTGTTCAAAAGGAACTTGACGCAACTACCAAATTATGGACAACTCTTAGAGTACAAGGACTTGACCCTGCAAGTGCATCAATGAAGGTATTGAAAATGAATGCAGAGCAGTTGACGTTTACTCTTAATTCAATGAAAACTGCTGCAAACGGAGCAGGAGGTGCTATAACAAGTAGTGCATCAAATTTAAAAAAATCTAATCAGCAATGGACTAACTTAGCTTTAGTTGTGCAGGATTTACCTTTTGGATTTAGAGGTATTCAAAACAACTTACCAGCGTTAATTGGAAGTGTAGCTGGTGCTGGAGGTGCATTATACTTTGCTGGGTCTGCAATTATTGCTTTATTTACTGCTTGGGATTTAGGATTATTTGGTACAACAAAAAAGACTAAAGAATTAAAAGATGAGACTGATTCATTAATTTCTTCAATGTCACAAGAAGCTACAAGAGTAAATTCTTTAATATCTGTTTTAAATAATGAAAGTGAAACAAGAGAAAGAAAGAATAGGGCGATTAAAGAACTTCAAAAAATTAATCCAGATATATTTAAAGGATTAAAATTAGAAGGTGATAAAGTTAAAGATTTAAATAAGTTTTATAATGCATACATTGAAAATCTAAAAAATGCTATTTTATTAAAGCAAGATGAATTAGAATTAGAGAAACTTATAAAAGAGGATTTAAAAAGAAAACCAGTATTATCAACAACATCTACTACAAATCCATTAGCAACTGGTAAGAAATTACTTGAAGCAAATGTTGGAATATTACGTTCTTCTGATAATTTAACTGGTCAAATTGATAATAAAAATAAAAAAATTATCAATAATCTTGGAGAGCAAAATAAAAGATTAACAAAAAGAGAAGAATTATTAGCAAGAATAGCAAAAAGAAGTGGTAGTGTTGAATTAGGTACTGATGGTTCTGATAAACCAGCTAAAGAGGTTAAAGATACTTATTTAAAAGATTTCTCTGATGCAATTAAAGAAGAGCAAAGACTTTTCAAAGAGAATTTAGATAATCAATTATCATATGCAGAAGGTAATGATGCAAAAAAAGTTGAAATATTAGGCAAGGCAATGTCTGATTTAATTTCTTGGTATAATCAAGGTATTATAGAAGAATCATTTTATCAGAATACATTAGCTGATTTATATAAGCAAACATATAACTTAAAAGTAGGTTTACTAAAAAAAGAACAAACTGAAAAAGATAAAATTGCAAAAGAAAATGAAAAAATAGATAATAGAGAGTTACAAAATTCATTAGATGCATTAAAAATACAATCTGAGGTAGCAACTAAAATTGCTAATTCAAGTGGAAAGGCTACTTCTTCTGAAAGAATAGCAATATTAGAGGAATATAAAAATTCGTTATATCAATTAGCTTCTGTTGGAGGATATACTGCAGAACAGTTTGATAAAATTGATGATGCATTAAGAAATGTAGATGCCGCAATAAAAGGGTCTAAGGACAATCTAAAAGATTATGAAGTTACTTGGACAGATACATTAAATGTTATAAATAAAGCAATTTTAGACTTTGTTGTTAATTCTGTAGTTTCATTATCAGAATCACTTGGTCAGCTATTGGCTGGTGAAAAAGTACAACCTTTTGTCGCTTTAACAGAAATATTGGCGAGTGCGTTAACTGATATAGGTAAATCATTGATAACATTGGCAATAACACAAAAATTAGCTTTACTATCATTATCTGACCCTCTTAAATGGCCTATAGCATTAGCGGCTGGTATTGCTGCAGTTGCTGCTGGTGCTGCTTTAAAATCATCTCTAAGAGCCAAATCTACTCCAAGTTCTGGAGGTTCTACTGGTAATATACCAGCATTTGCAAATGGTGGTATTATTTCTGGGCCTACATTGGGTCTTATGGGTGAATATCCTGGTGCATCATCTAATCCAGAAGTTGTAGCTCCTTTAGACAAATTAAAAGATATGTTAGGTGGTGGCGGAGGTGGTACATTTGTGTTAAGAGGACAAGACTTACTTTTGTCAGTAAATAGAGCACAAAAGGCATCAAACATTAAAGGACAAACAATTAGTTTAGCATAATGGCATACGGACTAAGATATAATTTACAACAAGCATTAAGAGACGGAGGTTCTCTTTTTGTTAATATATATAAAGATGGTTATACTGGCAGTGTTTATAATTATACACCCACTACAATAACCATTTCGCCTAATACAATTAGCGATGAACCAGAGCCTGGTATAATATCTTCTCAGTTAAATTTATCTTTTGTACTTTCATCTCAAGATGATTATACTAATTTTCCAAACTTACTTACTTTTAATGATAGAGAATTTTATGTAGAATTAACAAGAATTCCATTAAACGGTACAGAAACTGTTGTTTGGAAAGGATTTATGTTTAATGACTATGTAAATGTTCCATTTACTACTGGTAATTTAATGGTTAATGTTACTTGTATTGATGCACTATCATTTATGAAGAATACTTTTTATCCTTATACTGCATCATCAAATTCATTAGAAAAGTTATATACTGTAATAGCTCAAGGATTAAATTCAATAGGATTCCCTAATTCATCAAGTTTATATCAATGTTGTTCTTATTTTGGCTCTGCAATGTTTGATAGAAGCATTGCTGCATCTAATGAACCATTTGACCAAACATATATTTATAAAAGAGATTTACAACAACAGAGTTATTACGATTTGATAGAACAAATAGTTAAATCTTTTGGTTGTAGGTTATTCCAGCAAAATGGAGATTGGTGGATTATGTCAGCTAATGAAATGGCAGCATCTACTATTTATTATGCAAAGTATAATTTATCTAATAATACATCTACTGGAGGCACATTAAGCAATGGTGTAACAATAGCTCCTTACAATGGTTCTAATATTTACTTTATAAATAACTCTCAAAATAAAATAACAAGAAAAGGTTATCCAATTATAAATGTTGAATCTTCAGTCGAATTCAAAAATAATTATATAGCAAATGGCACATTTAAAATAAATAATGGTATTAATGCAACTAATTGGGTTAAAGCAGAAGTTAATAGTGCAACAGCTACGATAATACCAAATACATCTGAGCCTTATGATGTATTTGAATTAGCTTTAAGCACTTTTCTTTCAGCTGCTGTTATTTCATATACTACTGTTGGAACTTTACCATATTTTAATCGTCCAGGTTTTAGTTTTTCTTTTGATTGTTCAACAAACAATGCTTCTTTATTTAAAATAAATATATCTGTAGAAAATTCTATTGGACAAAGATTTTATGCTGATGCAAATGGTGTTTGGGGTGCACCTGGTGTAGTTATTGAATATAATGTTAATGTTACTGCTGCACCAAATGTATTTGAAACTATTACTTATAATCTACAATTAGGTGCTTTTAATATTGGTGGTACAAATTACAATGTAGAAGGATATTTTAGAGTAGAATTTACATATTCAGGCCCAGCTGGAGTTGCTGGACGTAATGTAAAAATAAGAAATGTTAATGCAACTCAATCTTCAGAAGGGTTGCCAAATTCTTTAATAGCAACACGATTTATAACTACAGCAAATTCATTAACAAAAGATTTTGAATCTTATTTAGGTATATATAGGTCTGATATACAAAACTGTTATGGTGCTTTGTTTTATTCAAATGGAGCTCCTATTACATCATGGTATAGATTTTCCTATCCAGGAACAACATATCCTTCATTACCAATACTTGTAGCAAGAGAATTATCTAATTTGTTTAATAGAAACTATGCAACCTTAGAAGGTGAGTTAGGTGAAACTATTATATCTAATAATGTTATATACTTAAATAATACATATACTATAACAGACTCTGCAAGTAGTGCACTAACTTATAATGGTAAAAAGTTCATAGCTAATAGAAGTGATGTTGACTTATATATTAATCAAGAAAGTAATTTACAATTATTAGAAATTACTAATTCAGATAATACTTCTACAGAATCTATCAAATGGGAATTAAACGGATAAAAACAAAATTATGGCAATCTTAGGAACAGATGTTATTTTATATTACTTTAATGGTTCATCAAATGTGGCCTTTTCTTCATCTACTAATTGTAGCTTTCAAAGTAGTATGGAGTTAATGCAAGTATCATCTATATCTTCTGCTTGGGCTTTAGAGTATAAGCCAGATTTAACATCTTGGACAGTTGATTGCGATGGATTAATAGCCATTGATGGTTTTGATTATGATGATTTTCTTAATTTGCAATACAATAGAACACAAATATTAATAAGATTTAGTGTTAATACCTCACCTGCATATACAATTACTGGCTATGCTAATATTATGAGTGTTTCATATAGTGGTGATGTTAGTGGAGCAGCAACTTACTCGGTATCATTTCAAGGATGTAAAAGATATGTAATAGAATAAATTAATTAATATGGCAATTTTAGGAAGCAATTTAGCATTATACTACAGAGCAGGAGCAAACAACTATGTTCCTTTTGCTGCTTCTACAAACTGTAATATGAATTCTAATACTGCTCAAATAGAGGTAACTAATTATAATACTGATTGGTTCAGAGATTATAAGATGGATATGTTAGATTGGAGTGTTACTACTGATGGCTTAATCACAATAGATACAGTAGATTATAAAGACCTTTTAGACTTTCAGCTAAACAGAACAAGAATAGTTGTAAGGTTTTCTGCTATTGGATTAAAACAAAATGTGTTTTTTGGAAGAGCATATATTACAGATATAACATTAAATGGGCCAGTAGAAGGTGTAGCTACTTACTCTGTTACTGTTACTGGAGCAGGGCCTTTTAGATTTAGTGACCCTACTCTTTGTGGTAAATACTTAGTGACATTAACTACTGGAGGTTCTATAGAATGGGTTGATTGTGATACAAATGAACTTAAATCATTTGCTTCAATTGGGCCTATAACATTCTATCAATGTGCTTTAATATCTGGTGGATTACCTCAAATATCAATAACAAGTGGAACTGGAACTATTACCCCAACTGGATATTGTTCAGAATAAAATTAATAAAAATAAAAATATAATAAAATGGCAATTAACGGAACAAATGTAATTTTAAGAAAAAGCGGAGTTGTATTTGCAGCTTCTACTTCTTGCACATTAGAGGTATCATCAGACCAAGTTGATGTTACAAACAAGTCATCTAATAGAAAAAAAGAGTATATGTATGGCTTTAATGGTTATACAATTAGTTGTGATGGTCTTATTACTTTAGATGATTACGACTATTTCGATATGCTTACAGACCAAAAGAATGGTACTGTTATTACTGTAACTTTCACAGTTGACACAAAAGTAATTACTGGTACTTGTAATATTGAGTCTGTATCAGTTGAAGGCCCAGTTGAGGGTGTTGCAACTTATTCTGTTAGTTTACAAGGAACTGGAGATTATACTTTAGCGTAATATGCAACATCTTAGAGACTATATACTTATCATTGGATTCTTTTTCTTAGGCGTATTCGCCTATGAGTCATTTCATAAAAAAGATAAAAAGACCGACTTTAGTGATATGAGTAACTACAATAAGGTTAAGGAGATACATGATACTGTGTACTTAAAAACGTACAGAAAAACGTACATAAAGGGAGATTCTATCCCTTTTGTCATTGTAAATACAGATACCATTGCTACTCATGACACTGCTTTTATCATGTACGATTATAACGTAAGCAGGGCTTATTCTGACACTATTAAACAAGATTCTAATATCTTTGTGATTAATGATACCATCAGCCAAAATAGTATCAAATCGAGGTCTTTTGAGTCCAAGATTACCGAAAAAACCATCTATGTTAAGGAGTTT